TCATCGTATGCTAACTTAATGACTTTTCAGTTACACTTAACTTTGCCTTCAAGTATTTTAATGCTTCTTTACGTTGCCTCAGTTTGACTGGTTTCAGATGAATTTTCTGTTCTTTCTTGGAGTGATGTCGCCAGTTTGGAATATTCATTGAGATACCTATCTGATGCTGGATCCGTGATTAGAGTCATGTTCTGTCTAAACTCATTGCCCATATCAACAGGGCGTCTAACAAACTTACCGTAAGTCATGGTTCTATCCTGGAAAAGTTACCTACTTTTTCAAATCTTAGCACATCATCAAACTTGTCTTCAAGCCCCTCCTTGTGAGAGATGACAAAGATGTTAGCATCTTTAATCACAAACCTAATGATCTTAAGGAACTCCTCTGTACCAAAACCATCAAGGGATGAGTCAAAGACCTCATCCATGATAAGAAGATTAGTATTAACAGAGTTCTTCATTCTTGCCACCTCCCTCCAAGTGAAGAGAAGGGCAAGGTCAATTCGCATTTTCTCACCCTCTGAGAATGAGGCATAGGAGAAGTCCTCATGAATGGGAGACTCAATCGTCTCTGTAAACTCCTCATCAAGTTTAAAGTTGATGTAGAAGTCCATCATTTGAAGATACTTATTTGCCTGTTGATTGATGATGGGCAGATACTTCTTGATGATCTGACTCTTTACACCACCATCCTTCAAAAGATTATAGGTAAAATCCAAGTAAGTAATCTTCTCTTTTTTATCACTAATGTTCTCAAAGGTATCTTGAAGACTTGTTCTGAACTGTTCTAGTTTCTCATGTTCAGTATTTCTGTTTGCAATCTGACTGGTAATAGTTTGAATTTCGTGTTCAAGTCTTTTGATTTGTTGTTGACACCCATTGATTTGAGAATTGTTTTTAGTAATGCCATTAAGAAGTTTACTTAAATCTCCTGATAGTTGTTTAAATTGTGACTCCCTAATCTCTTCCTTTTCAATTGCCTCTTGGAGTTTCAAATACCCCTCTTGCAATTCTATTGCCTTATTTTTGAAGTCACTAATTCTATTTAATCTAAATCTTTCTTCTATATCCTGTGAACAGGTAGGGCAAACAGTATTATTATCAAAGAAGGTCTGATCCTTGATTACCTTAGCAATCTTCATAGACAACTTACCCTCAATAGCACCAAACTCTTTCAGTTTTTTTGTTGCACCATCAAGGGTTTCCATCTTACCCTGAATATCTATTACTTCCTTGTTACAATCCTCATTCTTATTAATATATGAGTTCTCCTCCATTAGCAGGGCATTGATCTGATGCTCCTTATAACTAATATCCTCCTTTCCCTGATCCTCTATCTGTTTGATAAAGTCCCTCTGCATATCAACCTTATCTTTCAGGCTCTCCTTTTTAAGTTCTAATGTTCTCACATCATCCTTGACAGAACGAATCCTTGATTTAACAATCTCATTCATTGATGAGAAGATCTTAATGTCTAACAGTTCCTCAACAACCTCCCTCCTGCTATTGGTAGGGAGTTGCATAAACGGCACAAAAGAACTACTACCCAGGATTACAATCTGGGTGAAAGATTTGTAGTTCATCTTCAGAACATTCTGCTCCAACCACTTCTGTTGATCATTGGCAGATGCATTTTGATTTAGTTCTTCACCACCACGGTATATCTTAAAGATATTTGGTTTAATACCCCTCTCTATCCTCCACTCAACATTATTGGAGGAGAAACATATCTCAACCAAACAGTTCTTCTCATTGGTGGTATTAACAAGTTGTGCTTTGTTAATCTTCCTGAATGATTTACCATACAGGGAGAATGTAAGGGCATCAAGGATCGTACTCTTACCAGCACCATTAGTGCCAATAATCAGGGATGTTGAGTTACTGTCTAGGTTTACAGTTGTGGGGTGATTACCTGTACTTAAAAAGTTACTCCAAGTAATACGCTTAAAGGTTATCATCAGATTTATCAGGTGGAATCACAATGTCATTTTTGGATATGATAGCATACCTATGTCCGTGTGTCTCACAGGTATGAATCATAAGTTCACTTTCTATCTCTATCACACGCATGGTGGGAAAGTCAAGTTCTTCTAACTGCATGGAATATCTTACAGCATCATCCTTTTCTTCAAAGATGTAGAGAACTTCTTCTCCCTCATCATCTACTACTGAATATGCACCCTCCTTTTCTTTACCCTCTATTGCGATTATATACATTAGACCAGCTCACATGCTTCTTCATAAACACTTCTAATCAGAGCCTTTACCTGTGATTTATCCAGTGAGAACTCTGCCTCTTCAATATATTTATTGAGTATTGAGAAGGTGTCTTCTGTTTCTACATCCTCATTTTCATCAACCCATCCATTATTGAAATCATAGTTCTCAATAATCTTCAGGTCTGCAACCTTTACATCATATAGTTTATCAATGAACTTCTCAAAAGCAGAGGCATCTGATTTGTTCTTTACAATAACCTTTACGATCTTGTTGTGATACTCTGTGGCATCAAAGAGTTGATGTGGTGTATCATCATAGTAAATATTGTGAAAGAGTTGATATGGGTTATTGACGTACTCAAAACTCATATCATCAGTTTCCATGAGGACAAATCCCCTGGTATCATTCACATCATTCCAGAACATCTCATAGGGATTTCCTAGGTAGAAGATCTTTCCATCATCTGATCTTGTATGGTAATGACCCGAAAATGTCCGCTTGAACTTGTGATATAGTTGGCTTTCCATACCATGATCCATGACGCACCCTCTATGAGCTCTAAATCCGTTGAGCTCAAGGTGCCCCATCGCGTAGTCGCAAGTTGAATCTTCAATAGATTTAAAAGTCTCTTCCTTATTGTCTTCATTGATCCAGGGGATGAATAAAATAGGTGTTTTGTCTATTGTGACCTCAGTTGGTGCTGAGGAGTATGTGAATACATTATCATACTCATTCAATAGCAGGTCATTGGAGTTGATATCATTGGTATTCTTATAATAGGCATCATGATTACCACACATCAGGTGCATGGTGATACCCATCTCTTTCAGGGGATTGAAGAATACCCTCTTTGCCCATTCCAAGGATTTAAAATCAATACCCTTACGAACATCAAAGGCATCACCCATGTGAATCACAGTGGTGATACCCTCCTCCCTCAGTTTTGGAAAGAAGATGTCCTCATAGAACTTCTCAAAATAATCATGAAACAACTTGGAACCTTTTCTTGCTCCAAAGTGTGTATCAGTAATAACTGCTACTCGCATCAGTTCCTCAGTTTGCTATGGACAGCATCTTTGATGGAATTGTACTCGGAATAGTTGGTGCTGTCAAGGTCATTGGAATCAAAGACCTCATCAAAGTTGGTTTTCTCCAAAATCTTGTTCTTGATTTCCAGTTGCTTCTTCTCCTGTTGGATCCTTCTCAGGAATGCGTAGTAAATGATTTGGGTGAAATAAGCAAATGGATTCTTTGACTTCTCAGGATTAAAGTTATGAATATATCTTACACAGTTCTCAATACCATCACAGATCATATCATCCTTGAACATGTAGTTCACAAAGTTAGGCTTGTATGATAGATGGTTAGCAATCTTCAGGAAGCACTCACCAATGTATCTGGGAATCTGTGGTTTAGGATTACCCTTCTCCTTTGCCCTCTCAACATCAATAGCATACTGTTCCAGGGCTGCTAAGAAGTCCTTATTGTTTACGTAGTGTTCCGACTTCTTAGGTCTAGCCATGGTTGTATATGAGAAGGGCATAATAATCATTTATCTACTAAGGATATTATAACAGGAAAACAAAACCTTGACAACTATGTGTTCCTCATGTAGACTAGGTTTGTTGCCTTTGAAGGATAAGCCTTAGCTAGATTTATAGAGTTTCTCTAGGACATCCTTAGCATCCTGAACAGTGGAGAGATAACCCATCTTCCTATCTATCTGTGTATGATTACCCTTATGCATCTTCCTGATGTAATCCTGATAGTAAAGGATCATCTCAATATCCTCTGATTCAGACATCGTAAGGACATCATCCATATTAACCAGGAACATATCATCCTTGCTTGACTTGAGCCAGGGTTCAAACTTATGTCCTATTACCGTACCCCTAACCTTTACCTCCTCTACAACGATAGGGTTAGACAGTATTAGCATTGTTCTATCTTCTTCTACCTCTGCTGCTACCTTAGTGAAGATCTCATCCCCACCCTTAAATTTGATTGTACAATAGAAATCATCTTCTAGCATACACTCCTCCTAATCTTTTATGTTGATTGATATGATGTCATAGTTGAATTGCTCTTGAACATAAATCTTCACCCTCTCAATAAAATGATTCAGTGTATAATTTTTTCTAGATCCTAGAGTAAGATCATCAGCAATATCATATAGTTTTGCCTTG